AATACGCAAACAAACTCTGAACAAGTAAATTATAAAGGCAACTTCATAATTTACTCGAAATGGCTCTTCTATCAAGAACAGCTGCAGAGGAAGTAATCGCATCATTCACTTCTGAGGAACAATCCAGAATTTCAACCCAAGCTGTGTTGGCTTTGACAAACGTGGAGAAGGACAAACATGACCTTTTTAACTATGCGTTGCCAGAGTTGGCAAAGATGAGGTTGTTCAATTCTGGGATCTACCTCAGCCCCCATTCCTACAGACCTCATTCCCACCCAGTTTGCAAGACTCTTGAAAATAATATTTTGTTCAATATTTTACCTAGCTATTTAGACAATTCCTTTTATTTAGTTAGTATTAAGAAAAATAAGGTCGACTTTTTGAAGAGAAGACATCCAGATTTGCAAATGGTTGAAACCATCAATAGGTACATATCAAGCATTGACAAGACCAGGTATGGTGGTTTCTTCCATGTTAGCCCTTCCAAGATCAGTGCAAAATTCAAGTGTGACCGGAGAACAGGTTTTGAGGATGATGCTTCCTTAATTGATCTCATTCCTGGATGCATGGAGGGTGCACGGAAGAGATTTTTCTTCCATGATGAGCTACATTATTGGACCAAGGAGGCTTTGATAACATTTTTGGATCATGTGAAGCCGGAAGTCATGTTGGCCTCAATAGTCTTCCCACCTGAGATCTTGGCTGGGGCTAAGGAGAGCCTTAACCCATGGTGTTATACATTCAGAATAGTTGGGAAAGACCTTGTTTTCTTTCCAGATGGTGAACAGTCTGAAGCTTACATTCAGCCAGTAGCAGGTTCATATCTCCTGAGGACAGGAAAAATCACAACACCTTCTGGGGACATTTTCCAACTTGACCTCCTTAAGAGCAGCTTCTCTCACCATTTGATTTCAATTACCAAGGGAGAGGCTATAGGCCAAAAAATGCGATTCTTCAATGGCTTTGAAGCTGTTGCAATGAAGGGTTTGAATCCCTTGAGACGAAAGGTTGAAAGTTGCTTACCAATCTCCAAGAACACTATTCTGAAAATCTATAGATACTTAAGAACCCTCAAGAAGCCTGATTTGCAATCAGCCATGGCCAAGCTCAGCCAGGTCTGCAAAGATCCAAATGGTTATGAAATTAAATTCTTTGAAGAATTCTCGAAGCTATGCCTTAAGTGCGATACCTTGAACACCAACATGATTCCCGATATGAAGCGGATCGTGCAGGGTTTTTTTCTGAAGCTTTTTCCAAACCCAATTTCCAGAAATTTTAAAGTGGTCCAGCAATTGCATCTTGATAATTTCATCGAGACTTTAGAGGAGTTTAACTTCAGCATCAACACAGAAAGTTTGTCATTGAATTGGAAGGATGATCTGGAATTTGTTAACTTAACCTTTGGAGACACAGACTTTAATGTTGAGGATTCTTTTGCTGAGGCATGGGGCACAAAGAAAGACGTTGTGAACATCACCACCGTGCATCACTCTCCATACTTGGTTAGTAAGTTTGAGTCATACGATCATCAGTTCCACTCCATTTTGAGCGTTAAATCTATCTCAGCACTCACCAGGATTGCAAAAATTGTTCTATCTCTCTATGATCCATGTGTTGTTGAAGCCTTCAGTGAAAGTCGAGTTACCAATCTAGCCGTTAATGTCATCATCGCAGCTAATTTGAGAGCATGTTTCGCGGTCACAGATTTGTGGAGGATCTTTGAAGGCATCTTACTTAAGGAGTGTAAGAGAGCACAAGGAAAAATGAGAAAGAGATTCCATTTTGAGCTTGGAATCCGATGGTTTCTGTTTGTGGATGTTTCAAATCAGTGGTTCCTTCCCCCTTGCCGTGATGGGCTTATTGCAAGATCTGTATCATTCGATCAATTTATCAAAGGCTGCCAACGTGACAATTCACTCCACAATGGGAGAATGTCCCTACGTCAGGTTTTAAAAGGTCCCAAGCTTCAGGCCCTTTTTGATGTTTCAGAGTTGTCAATAATCCACAATGTCGAGATGGAAAATGCACCAGAGGCTGGATCTACCTTGGATGCTGGAATCAAGCCCACCTCCAGTCCTCTTGAAGTTGTACCTATTGAGAATGCTAGATGTAATTTGGCACCCTGCAAATGCGATTTAAACTGTTTCATTCAGCCAGCAGATGTCAACTCCCTTCATGGTAATCTGGTGTTCCTTGATTTCATTGGGGGTTCAAAAGGTCGTGGGGCTAGTTTTTACTCGAGGGATCTAAAGGGGTACAGTTACACTGGATTCAGCCATGTGTCGAGGGGTTGGCCTGCCTTTCTGGATAAATTCTTAAGTGACAACAAAATTCCGCTAAACTTCTACAACCAGTGTTTGGTTCAGGAGTATAGCACTGGTCACGGACTTTCCATGCATAAGGATGATGAGAGCATTTATGACATCAATCACCAAGTTTTAACAGTTAATTATTCTGGTGATGCCATTTTCTGTATAGAGTGCCTGGGGTCAGGTTTCGAAATTCCATTAAGCGGACCTCAAATGCTTCTCATGCCTTTTGGATTTCAAAAGGAGCATAGACATGGGATCAAATCACCTTCTAAAGGTAGAATCTCTTTGACTTTCAGGCTGACTAAGGAGGGTGATAGCCAAGTCCCGATTCAAGAGGTTGTAACCATTTGTGATCATGGTGACTCAGATGATAGGGCTGCTCTAAAAGCTTTAGAGAGGAGAAGTCATCAGTCTGGAGGGAGGCCAGCAGTGGAATTAGAGGGGCATGAGAGGGAGAAGGTAAATAGTGATTCAAGTGATAGTGCTCCAGTTCAAGAGTTCCTAATTCAAATTGATTCTTCACTTCTTGAGTATGCTCTTAAGAGTTTGTCCGGGCTGTCCAAGAACGTTGTTAACTGTGATATGTGTTTGTGCAATAGCCCATGGCTCAAGAATGAGGAATTGAGATTTTCAGAAGCTTTAAGGGATTTGGCTTTTGCTCAGGGTTTAATCCAACTGATCGATTTTCTCTGTCTAAAGGTATTGAGGTGTGCGGAAGTGAATCGGATAATAAGCGAACTGCCAACCCACGTTTTTCCACTCAGAGGAACTATGCATATAGTTGACCTCGATGATGAGAGCATCAGAGGGGATGTTAAGGAAGGTTCCTTTTCCGGCTTCAGGAGGTGGAAGGTCATGAGTTGCTCCACAGATCTTATTATGTTAGCCTTTTTGAAGCCCAAAATGACACTAGGTGGTGAGCTCCGGTCTCATGAAGATGAATGTGAGTTGTCAGATTTGACTGAAAAACTTCATGGGTGTTCCGTAATTCTGAGCAGGAAGTTCGAACCTGATCTTTTCCACTCTTTTGATGTCGAGGCAGATGGGAATTGCTTTTGGCATTCTGTGGGGCCATTGATTGGTGTTGACGGTGAGTATTTAAAGAGGATCCTACATGACCAAGCTAAAAAGGATGGGGTCAAATGTCCAAGATTAAGTAAACAATTAGAAGGGAACACCTGGGCTGAGAGAGAAGCGGTTGCCTATTTTTGCTCCCACTATGGGATAAGACTGAATGTGCTTTACACAAGAGAGGAATGCACCTGGATATTCAAGCCTCATGAGGTGTTAAAGGCTGCAACATTGATTTGTCAGGATAATCACTTCAAACCTTGCATGCCAGTGAACGGGTGTGTAATTAGGGCAATTTCTTCCGCACTTAATCGCAGGGAAGTTGATGTTTTGGCTGTACTTGGCAAGCCTGCTCATGAGGATCTCTTTGAAGAAGTTGCAGAAGGTAGAGGTTTCAGCATCTTTGACCTCACCAGATTATTCGAGATTTTCTCAATCTGTGGTAGTGTTGACACTGGTGGGGAGTTGATCATGGTTAATGAAAATGGAAGAATTCCTGCAGAATTCTCTTTGGAGAAAGAGCACTTGGCCCACATTCCAACCCTCTCAAGGAGGAAATTCAGCCCAATCGTCTCAGATCTGAATAGAGTCTCAAATAGTGCGATGCGTTTCCTGGCTATTAATGGGGCTGAAGTTGACTATAGACCTTCCATTGATCGTGCCTCAACTCTGCTTGATAGTTTCGAGATTGGTGCTACAGGTGTCCTTTGTCAGGGAATTAAAGAGGCACAGAAAGATTTAGCATCCAAATTGATTCCTGAATTGGTCCATGAGAGGAAACTGATAATGATTCTTGGAACGTTCGGATGCGGAAAGAGTTCCTTATTCAAGAAGTTCATTGAGAAGTCCCCTGGAAAAGCCATAACTTTTGTCTCACCAAGGAGGTCACTTGCTGAGTCCATTAATCATGATTTGGGACTAGCGCGTGTCGGTGGAAAGAAGACTGGGAAGAGTAAGGATCTGAAAAATGTGCGTGTCAAAACTTTTGAATTGTTCATCCTTCATCTTGATAGCATCAAGGAGGGTCACACTGTTGTGATCGATGAAATTCAGCTCTTTCCGCCAGGCTATATAGATTTGATAATTCTTGGGTTAAAGCCTAATGTCAATATTATAATAGCTGGTGACCCTTGTCAAAGTGATTATGACTGCAGCTCAGATAGGCACATCTTTGCTGGTAGTGAAAGTGATATCATGAGAATTCTCAGCGGGCGAAGTTACAAGTTCAATATCTTGAGTCAGAGGTTCCGGAATCCAGTGTTTTACGGCAGATTGCCTTGCAACCTCAATAAGACCCGATTGACTCTAGATGAGGAGGAGTACACTCTTTGGGACAGTATACAAGAGTTCTCAATGATGGGTCGTAAGGATTGTCCAGTTGTGCTAGTTTCAAGTTTTGAGGAGAAAAAGATTGTCGCAGCTCATCTGGGCCTGAAGATGAAATGTATCACGTACGGTGAATCAACTGGGTTAAATTTCCAGAAGGGAGCAATTTTAGTCACATATGAGAGTGCTCTTACTAGTGATCGGCGTTGGTGGACTGCCCTTTCAAGGTTCAGTCATGACATTCACTTCATTAATGGCATGGGCGTCACCTGGGACAATGCAATCACCCACTTTGTGGGTAAGCCACTTCACAAGTTCTTCACAAAGAGGGCATGTAACGATGACATTATTGATCTACTTCCTGGACGGCCAGAACTCATTGAAGGATTCCAGAGCCAGGTTGGTGCTGATGAAGGTGTCAGAGAAGCTAAACTAGTGGGTGATCCATGGTTAAAGACCAAGATCTTCCTTGGGCAAAATCCTGACTTTGAAATTGAAATCGCGGATGAGGTTGAGGCGGCCGAGGATTGGTTCAAGACGCACATCCCAATCATGAGTCTTGAGGCTGTGAGAGCTCAGTGGGTTCACAAATTGATTTCTAGAGAGGATAGGGAGTTTCGCATTGGTGACATCACAACTGAGCAGTTCACTGATGATCACAGCAAGAATCGTGGTCAAGAGTTAACTAATGCGGCTGAGCGCTATGAAGCTATATACCCCAGGCATAAGGGCACTGATACTGCAACATTTCTTATGGCAGTTAAGAAGAGATTGAGCTTCTCCTCCCCTGCTGCAGAGCATGCAAAACTTCGAAGAGCCAAACCTTTCGGCAAATTCCTGCTTGACACCTTTCTGAAAAGAGTGCCTCTGAATAGCAGTCATGATGAAAAAATGATGCAGGAAGCTGTTCATGCCTTTGAGGAAAAGAAGTTGTCAAAAAGTATGGCCACAATTGAGAATCACTCTGGAAGGTCTTGTGAAGATTGGCCAGTGGATAAAGCACTCATCTTCATGAAGTCCCAACTTTGCACCAAATTTGACAACAGGTTCAGGAGTGCCAAAGCTGGACAGACTCTTGCTTGCTTTCAACATTCAGTTCTTTGCAGATTTGCACCCTACATGAGATACATTGAATCCAAGGTTACAGAGGTGCTTCCAAAAAATCTATACATTCATTCTGGAAAGAATATTGATGACCTAGCAGCTTGGGTGACTACAAGTAAATTCAATGGTGTGTGCACCGAGTCTGATTATGAGGCATTTGATGCCTCGCAAGATCATTTTATCCTGGCTTTTGAGCTTGAAGTCATGAAATTCTTGGGTTTGCCTTCCGACCTCATTGCGGATTACACCTTCATCAAAACCCATTTGGGATCCAAACTAGGAAGTTTTGCCATTATGCGCTTCACAGGTGAAGCAAGCACCTTCTTGTTCAATACAATGGCAAATATGCTTTTCACCTTTCTCAGGTATGATCTCAATGGGAGGGAAGCGATATGCTTTGCGGGTGATGACATGTGCGCTAACTCTAGGCTCAAGGTCACAAACAGGTTCTCAAATTTTCTTGATAAAATTAAGCTTAAAGCTAAGGTGCAATTCACTGCTACGCCAACTTTCTGTGGATGGGGCCTGTGTGAACATGGTGTATTCAAAAAACCTGATCTTGTCCTGGAGAGATTGCAAATTGCTAGAGAAACAAGGAACTTGGAAAATTGTATTGATAACTATGCTATTGAAGTTTCTTGCGCATACAAGATGGGTGAAAATCTCAATTTGTACCTAACTCCCCAAGAGGTGGATGCTCATTACAATTGTGTGCGTTTCATTGTGCAGCATAATCATCTCTTAAAATCAAACATTCGTGATCTTTTCAAGGGAGAGTCTTTGCCTGCTTCATCTTGACTTCTTCAAATTCCTTTCTAGTTTGTTGCTTTCAATCTTGTGTGAATACTTTAGGGGTTTGTTAGTTAGCATATTAGGTTTGGCTATAGAGTGTCAATAATGGAAACTGTGCTTAGTTTGTTGAATGAATTTGGCTTTGAGAGAACAGTTGAACCTCTAAGTGACCCCATCGTTGTGCATGCAGTTCCTGGTTCTGGAAAAACCACTTTGATAAAGCAAGCCTTGATTCGAAATAATAATATTGAAGCTGTCACTTTTGGAGTCCCTGAGAAGGCCAACATCCACGGAACATATATCAAGAAGGCTAGACAAGGACAAAGAGGTAGAGGCAATTACAGCATTCTAGACGAATACTTGTCTGGTGAGTATTCTACAGGGTTCAACTGTCTTTTCTCTGACCCTTACCAGAATCACGGGGATTGCCTAAGGGCTCATTTCATAGGTCGCTGCTCACACCGATTTGGCAGACAAACTGTTCAGATTCTAAGGGATCTTGGTTATAATATTGCCAGCAGCAAGGAAGACATTGTTGAGAAAAAGAACATCTTTCAGCTGATTGAGCCAGAAGGTGTCATAATTTGCCTGGAGAAAGGAGTTGAGGACTTTCTGAAGTGGCACAGTGTTGAGTACAAATTCCCCTGTCAAGTTCGAGGTGCAACTTTCGACATTGTCACGTTCATTCACGAAAAACCCCTTGAGGAGTTGGTTGGCCCTGACCTATTTGTTGCCCTTACCCGCCACAGGAGCAAGCTTGTTCTTGTGAGTAACTAGCATGCCTTTTGCTCAACCTCCAGATTACTCAAAGAGCGTATTTCCAATTGCTGTAGGCATTGCAGTTGCAGTTGTGCTGTTTACATTAACTAGAAGTACCTTGCCACAAGTGGGCGATAATATTCATAATTTACCTCACGGAGGTAATTATCAGGACGGTACAAAGAGGATAAGCTATTGCGGCCCCAGGGATTCTTTTCCAAGTAGCTCCTTAATATCTTCGGGAACTCCCATGATCATAGGCATAATCATATTTCTGATATTTGCGATCTATGTTTCCGAGAAGTGGTCTAGGTCTGGCAGTCGCCGCTGCAGTTGTTGCGTACCTGGTGCTCCTGCTTGCACAGCAACTGTACATGAGTAACTCGAGCCAATGTACTATAGTTATCACTGGGGAGTCAGTTTCTGTTGTAGGTTGCGTTTATTCTGAAGCTTTTATAGAACTAGTTAAAGGCCTTAAGCCTTATTACCACCCATTAGGTTAGGGTGTAGTTGCTTAATATTATATAAGTTTGAGAGTGTTCTACTGTGTGTTTAAAGTTTAAGTTTCAATTGCAATAGGTGCGTTCAATCATGACTTCCAATGGATCCCAGCCTCAAGCTTCCACCCCAATGGTTTCAGCAGAGGAGCCTGCAGCTGCAGCTTCAGTCCCAAATTCCACCCCAATGGTTTCAGCGGAAGGACCTGCTGCTGCAGTTTCAGCTCCAAATTCTAGTGTGGTTAGTTCAGCCCCTGCTAGTGCTCCAACTGCCAGTGAGCCAGTCATCTCTCAGGTCCAATCATTAGCTCCTATAGTTAGTGGCTTTGACCCAAATCTTCATGGGCGACTGACCAATGAGCAAATGCGACAGGCCCAGAATGAAGCTGCTATGCAAGGTTATGAAGAGGGCTCCCGCCGTAATCCGCGTCTCCCATCAAGCACAACTGCTCACAATGACTATGCCAGCATGAATTCCAATCCATTTGAAACTGGCACTGCCTATGGTGGGGCACCACGTGTGAGTTTTGGGTCTTACCCAACTTTTCCTGGAAGTGGAAGTGCCAGCGAGCCAAATTCTCAGAGGATTTTTCCTCAACAACATGGAGTAAACCCTCCAGCTCACGCTTCTGATCTTGTGCCACATCAGGCCACTTCAGGTGGAAATACTGGGACTCCCTTCACTCTGGGCAATAGAGCGCCAAGAAATGCCACAGCAAATACTGGGGGAATGAGGAGACGTCTTGACTCTGTGGGTCTTAAGAACATCAGGTATGAACCCCAGGCTGGAGTTGTGGCGAGCAATCAAAAGATCAGAGCAGTTGGCGTTGCACTCATTGGAATGGGGATCCCCGAGCATCAACTCACAGAGGTGGGAGTTTATCTGGCTAGGCATTGCGCAGATGTTGGCGCCTCAGACAAGTCTGCACTGTTGGGGACTTTCCCTGGTTCTGACATCACTCTAGAAGAGGTTGGAACCATGATCAAGCAAACTGAGGGGTGTACTTTGAGGCAGTATTGTGCCTTTTACGCAAAGCATGTCTGGAACCTCATGCTGCAAACTCAAAGTCCACCAGCCAATTGGGTTGGCAAAGAATTTAAATTCGAGACAAGGTATGCAGCTTTTGACTTCTTCTTTGGAGTTGAGAGTACCGCATCTCTTGAACCAGCTGATGGCCTAATAAGGCTTCCAACCCAGGCTGAGAGGGTAGCCAATGCCACGAGCAAAGAGATACAAATGTACCGCATCCGCTCCATGGAAGGTACTCAGGCTGTGAACTTCGGTGAGGTTACAGGGGGAAAGATTGGACCCAAACCTGTTTTATCCATCAGGAAGTGATTAGTTAATTAATTCTCCTGCATTCAATTTCAGTACTTATGCTTTTTAGTAAAGTTGATCCCAACCTAACCGGGGCGGCTATGTGTGTGTTTCTTTCATGCTTTAGCTTATTTTTGTTTTAACTAGATTTTC